AATTACAACACTAGCAGGCGCAGGCCTTGTTGTATTTGGACAAAAAACTCGTGCAAGAAATGCAAGCTCACTTGATAGAGTAAACGTAGCACGTTTAGTTGTTTACTTAAGAAGCCAGCTAAACAAACTAGCAAAACCTTACTTGTTTGAACCAAATGATAAGATTACTAGAGATCAAATCAAAGCAGCAGCAGAGAGCTTATGTTTAGAGCTAGTAGGACAAAGAGCACTTTATGACTTCTTAGTTGTTTGTGATGAATCAAACAATACTCCAGGAAGAATAGATCGTAATGAGCTATACTTAGACATTGCAATTGAACCAGTTAAAGCAGTAGAATTTATTTACATTCCACTAAGACTTAAGAATACAGGAGAAATTGCAGGACTTTAAATGAGGGCAAGGGCCCCTGAAAAAAGGGGTCCTTACTTTGATAAATACTAGCAACAGGAGAAAATATAAATGGCAATCTCAACATTATCAAAAATTACAGTACCACTAGCTAGTGATTCTAGTGCAAGTAACCAAGGCTTGTTAATGCCTAAGTTACAGTATCGCTTTAGAGTGACACTAGAAAACTTTGGCGTAAGTGGTAACACAACAGAACTAACAAAACAAGTAGTAGACGTAACTCGTCCTAACTTAACTTTTGAAGAAATTACTTTAGATGTTTACAACTCAAGAAGTTACCTAGCAGGTAAGCACACTTGGGAACCAATTACTCTTAACGTAAGAGACGATGTAAGCAACAACGTTACTAAGCAAGTTGGCGAGCAACTTCAGAAGCAATTTGACTTCTTTGAACAGTCAAGTGCAGCATCAGGAATTGATTACAAGTTCTTAACTCGTATTGAAATGCTTGACGGTGGTAACGGTGCAAACGAAGTTGGTGTATTAGAAACTTGGGAGTGCTATGGTTGCTTCTTAACTAATGCAAATTATAATACAATGGCATATGCTACCAATGACCCGGCAACTATCGCACTATCAATTAGATACGATAATGCTATCCAAACACCACAAGGTACTGGTATTGGTACAGCAGTTGGTCGTACAGTTAACACTCTAGTAACTGGCGGCGGCGGCGCACAGTAAACTTAAAAAGTAGATTGTCAAACGAAAAAGGAGGCTTTGGTCTCCTTTTTTATTATCTGCGTGGTTTTGCTTATGGATAAATATATATATGGCAAACAAGTTAAACGGATTCTTAGATAATTTTTTCGGTGGAGTTACTAATCCAAAAGGAATAGTAGGCGACTTCCAACATGCTCAGCGTTTATATGTTGACAATGCATTTCGTCTTGCACCTAAGGTAAAATTCCTTTACTTTGTAAATTTTAATTTTACAGATTCAGTAATTAGGGCTTTTCCAAAGATGGCACAAAGACATAGAGCAGAAATGAATATGCTTTGTAAACAAATTGATTTGCCACAATATACTGCTACTGTAGATACAAAAAATCAATATAATAGAAAAAAGAATATACAAACTAGAATTGATTATTCTCCAGTTAATATTCTTATGCACGATGATAATTTGGGAATTACTAATTCTTTAATGCAAGCATACTATAGATATTATTATAGAGACGGTAATATTTCAGATATTAGTGCAACATATGATCCTCGAGGCACATATAAAGAAAGTAACGGAAGAGGTTATAGATTTGGTTTAGACAACGATAAACTTGAACCATTCTTTAAGAATATAAAATTATATCAATTTAGCAGACATCAATATCAAGAATATACATTAATTAATCCAATAATTACAGCATGGGGCCACGACACTATGGACCAAACAGACGGCGCTGGCATAGTAGAAAATAAAATGGCTTTAAACTACGAAGCAGTTTTATATTCAGACGGTGCAGTAGGTGAAGACGACCCGGCAACTTTTGCATCTAGTCACTATGATAAAACACCAAGTCCTTTAAGTGTACAAGGAGGAGGCGTTGCTAATCTATTTGGTGGCGGCGGAATATTAGATGGTGCTTCTAGTGTGTTAGGCGATATTACTAGTGGTAATGTTGGACTAGGAACATTACTTACTGCGGCAAACACAGTACGTAATGCAGGAGATTTATCAAAAGACAGTCTTAAAAGAGAAGGGTTTAGTATATTAACCAATGCAATAGTAAGTGCTGGGCAAGATCCTTCACCAGGCGGAATTACAGGTACATTCTTTGGCAAGAATAGTGGCAAAGGTACTGAAACAACACAAGCAGTAAGTAAGAATGATAATACCTCGCAAGAAGCTAAAGCACAAAAAATAGGACAAGCACAAGAAGCTAATGGCTTACCAAATACAACAGGAACTTAAAAATGGCAGTTACAGGAAATATACCGCAAACAAAATTTACATCAAGTGACGATTCAGTTAGAGAATTTTTTGATAATTTTTATACAGCAAAATTAGAATTTTCATCTAACGAAGTAGATGCAGTAATTGCTTTTTTTGAAAAAAGAGGTTTTGAAAAAACAGCCGCTTATAGTGTTTCCACTATCTTAATGCAGCAATCAAAGATCGACAACGTGCCTATTTTTAAATTGTTAGATAGCTTAAAAGGATTTAACGAACTACAACTTAGTACGTTAGTAACAGAAATTTTAAACTATAATAGATCTAAAACTAGTACATTGGGTTTTAGATTAGAAAGTCAACAAACTTTATTAGAATCAAGAAATGTAGAAGTTTTTGAAACACCAGAAGAAACAATTATATCAAATCAAGAAAATTATGTAACTCTTGGATATGTAGAGCCGGGATACGTAGGAGAATAACAATGGCAATAATTTTAAGAACAGACAAAGGTTCTCAGTTAACTTATGCAGAATTAGATGGAAATTTTACCGACTTAGATGTTAGAGTTACAAATGCAACAACGATTGCAGAAACACCTGTTGTTTGGAATAATATACAAGGTAAACCGGAGTTGTTTGATGGTAATTATTCGTCTTTAGACGGCGCTCCGAGTGTTCCAGTAAATATTGGAGATTTGAATAATGTATCAAACAATGTTCCAAGTATTGGACAAGTTTTAGAATGGTCTGGTACAGAATGGTTTCCAGCAACAGTATCTGACAATGCATTTAGTGGTAGTTATGATGATCTAACCAACAAGCCAGTATTGTTTAGTGGCAGTTATAATGATTTAACACAACAACCTACAATACCTACAGATATTAATCAACTTACAGACAATGACAGTTTACTTTCTGGTGCTAATTATACTGATGCTAGTGTAGATTCTCATTTAAATGTTAGTGAAGCACAAGCATCTGAAGTGCTAAGTTGGGATGGTGCAAACTATACGTGGGTGTCAAATGCAGGCGGCACAGGTGCAACGGCTTTAAATGATCTAACAGATGTAGATACTACGGGTCTAGTAACAGGAAGTATATTAAAATATAATGGTGCAAATTGGGTAATAGGTACAGACGATGCAGGCAGTAATAGTTATACTGATACCGATGTTGATGCACATTTAAATCAAAGTCTTGCAACAAATGGACAAGTTTTAAGTTGGGACGCAACAGGCGGAGATTATGTATGGGTAGATCAATCAGGCGGCAGTTCGTTTAGTGGTAGTTATAATGATTTAACAGATAAACCAACTATACCTGCAGACGTAAGTGATTTAACAGATAATACAAATTTATTGTTTGACGGAACATACAGTAGTTTAACTGGTGCTCCTAGTATTCCAAGCATTGGTAATTTTATATTTACTAGCGAAACTATAGACACTACTGCTAGTGCAGCAATTACTGTAACTCCAGACATTACATTTAACGGTACTGTAACTATTTCAAGTCTAGCAAGTGTTGGCACTGGTAATTTGGCATTTACAAGTGCAGCGAGTGTAAACATTACAGCAACAGATGATGTAAACATCAATGGCACAGCAAATTTTGATAGCATATTTAAATTAACACCATTAAGTGCTGCACCTTTAAATCCTGTGGCCGGAACGTTTGCTGTTGCGGATTATGCTAACTGGGATCCAGCATCATCATCTACACCAAGACCGTATCCAGTATTTTATGACGGTGCTGTTTGGCAGCCTCTATATTAAGGTAGAAATGAATGGAAAAAGAATACACCGTAATAGCAACAGCAAGAGAACACTTATCTGATCTTGAAGTAGAAATTACTGCTAGTAGCGGTGCAGGCCCTATTCCTAATAGAGCTGTAGATATTGCTAATGCTAGGCCCGGATCTAAAATACAAACACATTTTATGCTTACTGATGAAGAAGCAGAAGCACTACGCAATGACCCAAGAGTACGTGCTGTAGAAATCCCTCCAGATCAAAGAGATGATATTAAAATAGGTCTAAACGCAGAACAAAGTGAAGGTGTAGTGTTTAGAAGAGGAGAAGATGGATCTTCGGTAAATGTTAATTGGGGACTAAGACGTTGTATTGAAGAAACTAATATTTACGGTTCAAGCGAACTTGCACCTGGCGGATATTTGTATGCACTTGATGGCACAGGAGTTGACGTAGTTATTCAAGATAGTGGAGTTGATCAAGATCATCCTGAATGGGAAGATGCAGAAGGCACTACTAGATTTCAAGCCATTGATTGGTATTTAGAGTCGGGTATTTCAGGAACACAAGATGCATTCTTCTACAACGATTATGATGGCCATGGTACACATTGTGCAGGCATTGCTGCAGGTAAAACTTATGGATGGGCTAAAGGAGCTCGTATATATGCACAAAAACTAGGAGGACTAGAAGGAACAGCTGATCCCGGAAATGGAATTTCTATTTCAGACTCTTTTGATGCAATCCGACTTTGGCATAATGCAAAAACAGACAATAGACCAACTATAGTAAATATGAGTTGGGGATATAGTGCAGTTTATACACAAGATCCTGATAGTGGAACTTATCAAGGCACACCTTGGACATTCGCAGCTCAAACAGAAACCGAACTTTGGGACGATTATGGCATAGTGTCAAAATTTAGTGGCGGTGATGATCCAGACTTTAGAAGAATACCTTCACAAGTAGCGTTCGTTGATGCTGAAGTAGAAGATATGATTGCAGATGGAA